CAGCGGAAGAAACAAGTGCGCGCTTCTCAGAAGGCAGGAACTCGTGACCACGGATCTCTCCACGGGACAGTGCGCGGAAGATGTCAGCAGAATCGCTACCAGCTTCCTCAACAGGGGAGAAGCCACGAGCAGCCTGAGCGAACTCAGTAGCACGAGCCTCAGAAACCTCAGCAACCTCGATAGAGCGCTGTGCGCTTTCGATGTCAGCTTCGATACGGTCAATCTTGGTCAGCTCGGCCTGGTCTAAACCTCTGCCCTCCGACTCGGCTCCATCAATGACGGCGCGAATCTGGTGGGTGAGGTTAGCTTTCAGTTCCTGCTGACGCTTCAAAAATGAATCAGTCATCAGTAATCTTTCTTTCTAAATGAATATGGAATCGCAACCGTGTTGACACAGACCGCTGACCGTAGCGTTGACGCATACTAGCTATCTCTAATTGTAAACCAGGCTGTGCAACCCGTTCCAAAAGAAAAGCCCCTACCAGGGAAAGGGTGGAATACCTGGCAGGGGCAAACCCGTCAACGGCGCTCTAAACTGTTAACGCTTTTCGGCAACCGTCATAACGCGGGTTTCTTTAGTCGGCTCGTCATCGAGTCCAACAATCCGGCGGGCCAACATTTCAGCCACACCAACATCCTCAACAACATCGAAAAGTAGTGACGCGATCTGCTCAACCGTTGCCATCAGTACCCCATCAGGAGTTGCAGCTTCTTCTTCTTCAAAGCGAGCATCTCCAAACTGTTATCCACCACCGGAGCTTCAGGAGTCGGTGCCAGCTCGTCAATCACAGTCTGCAACAAGGTGCGGTCATCCGAAGAAATGTCCTCACCGTTCTCAATCTTCAACAACGCATCAGCGAGAGCATCAGCATCCACGTTCGCACGCTGTGCAATCTTGTCCAACCCTCGAACCGTAGCCGTGCCATTCGTGGCAGGGTAAGCCGGGAATGCAACCAACGAAACCTCGTGCAAACGGACAGACTTCAAAACACGTTCAGTGCCGTCAGAACTCCACTCATCCCCACCACGGGCAGGCATAGAAAACCCGAACGAGAACCCGGTCACATCGCCACGGCGAACAAGCTCACGAGCATCACGCCCATAGGTTGTGTCGGGCAAGGTTGCGGAAACTTTCAGGCCACGCTCATCCTCAGTCAACGTCAACGTGCCGGCACGAGTCGAACCCATCACAGCACCCGAATCATGGTTCCACAACAGTTTCACATCGTTACGCGATTTCAGGGAAGCACGGAAAGCCCCAGGCTGAATAGTTTCAGTGAACCCGCCCAAGTTCTCACTGCGAGAGTTAAACAGTGCAGCGTAACCCTCCAAAAACATCCCGGAGGCATCCTCACGAATCTCAAACTTGTCAACCTCAACAATACGGGTTTCTAACTTGCTCAACGCTTCGCCCTTCGCTCGGCCCTCATTTTCTGCTTCTAGTCTACCAACCACACCATCCGCGTACTCGAAAGCGCGTTGCGCACTACGCTTCGAACCGCCACCACCCCACAACGCCATAGCCACAGCACCAGGCCCAGGATAGTTATCGTCACCCGGAGTGTTCTCTGGTGCATCCATGTCAACAAGGTGCCGGGAAATCCATGCGCGCAAACGAACCCACTTGTCAGCCGTCACATTACCTTCAGCCATCGCACGAGCCTCACGGATCGTGGCATCCACAACACCATCACCCGACAGCCCTTCACGATGCCATTCAAGGCCACGCCTAGCGCTCGCCCTCATGTACGTTGGTGGGCTCAAATCAACCTGACGCAACCCGTCAACATCATCGTCACCGTCATCTTCAGGCTCACCAGGCAACGGGTCAATCTTCGTCAAAGTCGAAAACTTGTGACCGACAAGAATGTCAGTTTCATCCCAATACGCCTCACCCGTATCACTCTCATCGGGCCGGTAAATGCGAATAAGCGCGGCAGGGTCATCAGGTGTGGCCTCAATACTGAAAGACGAATCGGGGATACCCAAAGTGCCCTCAGTCATAATGTGCTCGATACGGCCCCGAGCCATGCCGCCCGAAGAATCCCACTCCACAAAATCGCCCAACACAAGCTCACCAGGTTCAGCCCTCACAGACCGTTCACCCTCAAACGTGGAATCTTCGGCAAGCGCAATCGCAACACCCTGATCTATCGCATCCTGCTTCGTCACGTGGCAACCCAAAACTTCACCGTCATCCTTCACGGTAGCCCAACCATCACAACCGTCAGCAACATCGGAAATAAAATACGGGGCCATTAGTCAAGTTTCCTTATATCCATCACACCAACAACAAGGCCGGCAGGGTCAGACACGGCAAACAAACGATCCTCAGGGCCCAACGTAAACTGCACCGTCTGACCTGGGTCAATGTGTGGCGCGTTAGTAGTACTCACAGCAGAACCACCATAGAAAATGTATTCGTTCGAACTCTTAGTCATGTTATGCAAAATCACTTCGTGAGGCATATTGTCGTGACCAACAATCTCAGTCGCAGCAGTCCCCAAAGTCACCTGCCGATGAATAACGGTCATCACTGCACCTCGTAAACAGAACCAGGATTCTCAGGGTCAACCTGCGCCACCGGCTGCAGCTGTGTAGAAGCCAACCCGGTATGAGCAATCGGAGCAAGCCCCACAGCAACCAAAGCCTCAGCAGGATCGTAACCCGACAACACAAGAATCTGCGCCATACGAACACGCTTCTCATCAGCCACAAGGTCAGCACCATCAATGTTGATATTCGCTAACGGCACCCGCACATTACTTGCAGCCGCATCGTCAATGTCGCTCATATCCTCCAACCGGCGCACATCATTGATTGACATCACACCAGCCTGAATCATCGTGGAATAAGCAGAAGTTCTGGCCTGAATGTCAGCGCGAGCCAAACCGTCAAGGTTCCACTTCACAAACGCTGTTTCCCCACCAGGGTAACGAGTCATCAACGGGGAGAACGCATCTTCGAGCTTCTGCACAATCGGGCGCAAAGTGTGAGTGATGAACTGAATGTTGTTTTGCTCCACCGAAGCGTAAGTCGTAGTCCCAGGGATGTTCAACATATTTGCGGGAATGTTGAAAGCGCGTGCCACATCCTCCACAGCGAATCTGCGGGCCTCAATACTCTGCGAGGACTCAGGGTCAATCTGCGTTGTTTTGAACTTCGCACCACCCGACAGAATGCCTGTACGGTGCCCTCTACGCCAACCCCTGTGCGCGTTGTCGAAACTATTACGTAAGTTTTCGGCCTGCTCTTTAGTCAGGTTTGAATCAACCTCAATGACACCCGAAAGGTTCGTGCCATTACCAAAGAACGTGGAAGCAAACTTCTCCAACGCCAACGCCAAACCAAAGTTTTCCTTCAAAGCCTCCACACGCGAAACACCCCGAATCGTGCCAGGGCGCAACACATCAGGAATAAAAATCACTTCCTCCTGCGAAAGCACCTTCCCCTCACCCTCAACGGTGAACGTCAACGTGCCACGAGGAGTGCGCTTCACCTCAACAGCGCGAGGGTTTAGCACCACCAAGTTCACAACCTCACCAGCACGGTTCGAAAACACGCGAATGAAAGCGTTACCGTCAAGCATCAAAGACACGATCACCGAGTTATAGAACGCCACCCGAGGCAACGCAATGTCCGGCTTCTCCACCCATGAAGGCTTAGGTCGGAACGCACGCCTCTGACCGTCAATACGGATGAAACAATCCAAAGGCAGGGTGCTAATCGTGTCAGCGATAAGCGACACGGCAGAATAAACCGCGTTCACCTGGAACACAGTCTTGGAATCAATCGCAGTGTCCGACAGGTTCCCGAACGCTAGATCGTCACCGGCCTCGAAAATTGTTTGAAACGAAACGGCCCGCTGCTCAAAAAGTCTATTCAGCACTTATTATTTCCCCAACGCGAATCCGGTAACCAACAAAAACAGCCCACCAACAACCAACCCGGCAGGAACACTCAGCAACAACACGCCCACCGTGATTCCGGCCATACCCGCAACCTGCAAAACCGTAGCCATCAGACCCCTAACCAAAAAACTCGGGCACAACCGTTTCTTCTATCTTACCGGAGGCCCGGTCAACAGCGAGGATAGCCGCCACAGCAGCATCAATCTTCCGAGGGGAGTTAGGGTTTTCTTTCTTGATGTGAGGGCCGGCAGGAGTCAACTTGATAGCCGTGTTCCCAATATGGCGCGACAGTAACGCATCACCATCATGCACCAACCGCTTCTCGGCCACCAAATCGAAGAACCCGGCGCACGCCTTAATCATTCGTTGCGGGGACTGCGGAAACGCCACCACCGGCAACCCCTGATTCTCCAAGAACTCCATAGACCGTTGCCAACGGAACGGGTCACACGCGATCTCCTTCACATTATGTTTCTGACAGAAATCCAAAACAGTTTGCTCAACCTCCCCAATGTCCACCCGCCACTCAGGGCCGTCATGCTCCAAATCCTTCTCCCACGCCTTCACCATAAAAACACGAACAGGGTCATCCGTATTTTTCGGGACAACCGCACCCACAATCACAGAAGCATCACCGTTATACGAACCGTCAAAACCGAGCACAATCTCATCATCCGAGGTTAGGGTTACCTCACCAGCGCACTCATCCCACGACCCGGCAGGCAACCACGTTTCCACACTCGACACCCACTGATTGCAACGCTTAATCCTGAACTCCGCTTCAGGCGTGCGTTTGATAGCCGAATGAAAATCCGACTCAGCATTCAAATCACCAAACCCAGGGTTAGCGGCCCGCCACGTTTCCGGGTCACGATGATCAGCCCCCTCGGGTGCCTCCCACCACGCCATAAAGAACGTGTCATCCTTCTCCTCACCCGAGGCCAAACGCTTGCCATAGTTATACAAGTTGAAAGCGATGGAATCTTTACCCGTGCGATCCGAACGCACCCCAGCCGTAGTGATCGCAATGAGGGTAGCAAGTTTCCCGCGAGCACCCATAGCCAACGAGAACACGTCAAACAGTTCCCGGTCAGGTTGCGCGTGTAACTCATCGAATATAACCGTTGTCGGTGACAAACCTTCTTTAGTCACAGACTCCGCAGACAACACCCGATAGACCGAATTGAACGAAGGCAACTCAATCGCATCCCGATAAAGTTTCGTCAACGCTGACAGCTCCGGGCTCGCCTCCACAGTGCGCTTAGCATCAGCAAACACAATCCGCGCCTGCTCCTTCTCCGCAGCCACCGAATACACTTCCCCACCACGCGGGCCCAAAATCAAACTGTAAAGACCAAGCGCTGCGCCAACCGCAGACTTCCCTGACTTCCTAGGCATTCCGACAAGGCTCACCCGATGACGAAGCCCATCCTCATCCCATGCGAACAAATGTTCGAGCAAAGACTTCTGCCACTCACGCAACACCAACGGGCTCCCAGCCTTACCCGCCACAGAGTCCTTCGTCACCATACCGAAAGCCTCAACGAAATCCACCACCGGCTCCATAACCCGACCCTTAGCCAACGCCGTTTCAGGAACCGGAGTCAACCACGCCGGAGGCCAACTATCCACGCGCATCCTCACGATTAGCGCGCCGCTCCATCAACTCCTCCAACTTCGACTTAGCCTTCACCTCAGCCACACCCAAACGACTGCGATCCGTAGGCGTGAAACCAAGTAACCCAAGCCCCGACTGAATCATCTTCTCCGTTTCCAACAAGCTCATATTCACCGGCCGATTAGTCGGGTCAGCCAACCACTCCACCTTCAACACTTCACGCCGGTCAAGTAGTTCACACACAACCTGCAACCACGCCACATCAGTCCGAGGCGAAATCCACAACTGTCCCTGAGCAAACACCGAATCCCAGAGCGCCTGACCAGCCTCACCAAGCGGGGCCAACGGTTCACGCGAACCCGCAAACAACGCGATCGTGGCATCCTTATCGGGCAAACGCTTGCCACCAGGATTACCGTTGAAACGCTTCTGCTCGACAGGCTTAGGAGGGTTAGGCATAACTCCAATCCTACCAACCCCAAAAGGTCTGAACCTCCGGTGTAGAACTTAGGC